CCACACCACTCCATATTTATTTTCAAGCTTTTCAAGCTTGTCAGCAGATATATTTCTATCCATATTTTTCTCCAATTGTGAGGTCTAAAGACCTCGTTAAGCAAAATAACCGGTGTCAGGATATTCTATCCTGTGGTCACCTAGTTCCTCGTCATAGCTAGCATAATCTTCGTCCATTTCATTTACTTCGTAAATTCGTGCATCCGCAAGACCACACTCACAGTCCATGTACCTGTAGAAAGGCTCATCAGCAGAGTAGCAATCCAAGAGTTTCAGGCGCAGTCTTTCAGACTCACGCACAACTCTTGTGGCTAATCCTTGCTCTTTAAGAAAGGTGTTAACCTTTCTCATGTAGTAGTCAGACGTAATCCTGAAAGGACTGAGCGTGACTACCTCACCCTGAACCTGAACCACGTAGCGACCATTAATCGCCATCATACTGCGGTCATCCCAAGCTGAATCGCCCTTTATTACTTCGTAATCAATCATAATTTTCTCCAATTTGTTTGAATTTTGATTTAGAGGATTAGGTTTAAATCCCCTTTCACTACGTTCAAGGGGTTTAAACCAATCCTATTTATCGGTTCTCGTTCTCTCAACATTCCGCATGGTAGCCTAGGACATTATGCACGTCAACTACTGATTGAATGTGGGGTTACCGAAGGAATAGAATTGATATCAATTTGGGTATGGTTTACCATACCCCCATGACATATCAAAAGACTAAGAAAGATATCCAACAGTTAAGCGTTAAAGAACGCTTATTTGCTAGATATAAGGCTCAAGGCTACTCGAATGGCAAGAGTGCCGAGTTGGCGGGATACAAGGCGGGAACTAGCGCAGACAAGCAAGGCTACCGGTTGTCCAAAAAAGTTGGTATTCAGGACGAAGTCGCAAGGATTTTGGCAGAGCAAGAGACTAGGTCTCTAATTGACAGAGAATCCCACCTTGATACGTTGGCAAAGCTGCGTGACAAGGCAGTAGACACAGGGCAGATAGGCTCGGCTGTGACTGCTGAACATTACCGAGGCAAAGTGGCTAACTTATATACCGAGAGACTAGAAGTCTCAGAGACCAATAAGGAATCATCCGATGAGATAATGGCTCGAATCAGTAAACTGCTTGGCAAAAACCAGAGCGACAAAGATACATCTTTGCACTAAGGACTGTTTAAACTTCCCCAAACTGCGCAGGTGGTGCGCACCAATGTGTTTACACATTTCCTGCGTAGGCGCACACAGTTCAGACCGACCCCCACCCCCCCTGTACAGAGGCGTGACTCCGCACACACGCACATACATACTGTTTCAAATTTTCACACAACTAAAAATGAGTTTTATTTAACAAGGTATTTACATACCCCACCCCCCTAATCACAGATAAACGCTCTAGGTTCACAGGCATAGAAAAATTTTGCATATAATTTTGGGGATTGAGGCTAGTCAGTGCGCTCGAGAATATCCGACTAGCCTCTTGGGGTAGATGGACAGGATTGTTGAGAGTGTAAGACTGTCCTCATTGGAGATACCCTTGCACTACAGTATATAGAGTTGTAATATGGTTGACAACACTACATATGGGTATATCGCAAAAACAGTTGAGAGAGGTAATGGAGCATCTTACTGATGAAAACCTATCTAAACTTAATGGTCCACAACGTAAAGAACTAGACAACCTAGTTGTTAGTTTAGAGAAAGCTGTTATTAGAGAGAAGTCTCAAGATAGTTTTTTGGAGTTTGCTGATTCTGTATGGCAAGAGTTTATGTGTGGAGCGCATCACAAGAAGATGGCTGAAGCCTTTGAACGTGTTGCCAATGGTGAATGTAAACGCCTGATGATAAATATGCCTCCTAGATTTGGTAAGTCACAGTTAACATCGTGGTTACTACCTGCATGGATAGTTGGTAGACAACCGCACAAAAAGATTATCATGGCTTCACATACTGCTGAACTGTCTCTCCGGTTCGGTAGAATGGTACGTAACCTTATCGATAGTGAAGAATACCAAGAAATCTTTCCGGATGTAAGTCTTAATCTCGATTCAAAAGCAGCCGGACGATTTGATATATCAGGTGGCGGTGAATATTTTTCAATCGGAGTTGGCGGTGCGGTGACCGGTCGTGGTGCGGATTTGTTAATTATTGATGACCCACACTCAGAACAACAAGGGCAGTCTGCTGACCCAAAGATTTTTGAAAGCACATACGATTGGTATTTATCAGGACCTAGACAGCGTTTACAGCCGGGTGGTGCGATTATTATTGTTATGACTAGGTGGGGTAAGAAAGACTTATGTGGTTCTATATTGAAAGACTCTGTTACTAGAGATAATAGTGACGAGTGGGAAGTTATAGAACTACCAGCTATATTGCCATCAGGTAAAAGTCTTTGGGAAGAATACTGGAAGGTAGATGAACTTGAGAAGATTAAGGCAACTTTACCTATATCGCATTGGGAAGCACAGTATCAACAGAATCCTGTATCTGAAGAGAGTGCTATAGTAAAACGTGAGTGGTGGCAGGAGTGGGAATATAGAGAACCACCTGCATGTGAATTTATAATTCAATCATGGGATACCGCTTTCTTAAAAACACAACGCTCTGACTTCTCTGCATGTACTACATGGGGTGTGTTCTACAAAGAGGGTGATAATGGCTACCCTACCCCACAGGTTATATTGCTAGATGCATTCCAAGAAAGGTTAGAGTTTCCAGAACTTAAACGTAGAGCATTTGAAGAACATCAGCGATGGATGCCTGATTCATTTATTGTTGAGGCAAAGGCTGCTGGTTCTCCTTTGATATTTGAGTTACGTGCTATGGGTATCCCTGTACAAGAGTTTACACCCTCTAGGGGTAACGATAAGATTGCACGTGTAAACGCTGTAGCAGATTTGTTTGCATCAGGCACAGTATGGTATCCCAAGAAAAGATGGGCAGAAGAAGTTGTAGAACAGTTTGCATCTTTCCCTGTAGGTGACCATGATGACTTGGTTGACTCTGCTACACAGGCTTTGTTGAGGTTTAGACAAGGTGGATTCTTACGTCTTGAGCATGATGACGATGAGTATGAAGATGTATCTGACAGGGTTGCTAAATACTATTAATGTAATTAAACTGAACTAAATGGCAGAAGAAAATGTTGATATAACTATTGTCGACCCTGAAGTAGTCGCAATAGAAACAGACGATGGGGGTATGCTAATTGACTTTGACCCTACATCTTTACAAGAAGAAGTTCCCTTTGATGCAAACCTTGCAGACTTTTTATCAGAAAAAGATTTATCTTTTTTAGGTCACGAACTTGTATCTGCCTATGAATCAGATAGAGACTCAAGGTCTGATTGGGAAAAGACCTACACAGAAGGATTAGATAATTTAGGATTGAAGATAGAGGAACGCAATGAGCCTTGGGCGGGTGCATGTGGTGTTTATCATCCATTATTGTCAGAGGCAGTTGTACGTTTTCAATCACAAGCTATCACAGAAATATTTCCAGCAGCAGGTCCAGTACGTACTAATATAGTTGGCAAGATAACTGACGAGAAAGAACAACAAGGTAAACGTGTTCAAGACTATATGAACTATCTTCTTACAGAAGAAATGAAAGAGTATAGAAATGAAACAGAGAATATGTTGTTTAGTTTGCCTCTAGCTGGCTCAGCATTTAAAAAGATTTATTATGATATTAACATGGGCAGACCTTGTTCTATGTTTATACCAGCAGAGGACTTCGTTGTAAGCTATGGAGCGTCAGATTTAAGGACTGCTGCACGTGCTACTCACGTTATGAGGATGACACTTAATGAAATCCTTAAACTACAGTATGCAGGTTTCTACAGAGAGGTGTCTTTACCTCAGTCTAGTATAGGTGCAGATAGGATTAGACAGAAGTATGCAGAGTTATCAGGTGATAATCCTAACTTTGAATACGATGTAAACAGTTATAGCAAGGATGGATTGCATACTCTTTTAGAAATGCACGTAGATTTAGACCTTGTAGGCTTTGAAGATGAGCGTGAAGGTAAAAAAACCGGTATAGCTTTACCTTATGTAGTCACTATAGACCAAGGTTCGGGTGAAGTTTTATCAATTAGACGTAATTATTTAGAGTCTGACCCCATGAAAATGCGCAGACAACACTTCGTACACTACAAATACATGCCCGGATTAGGATTTTATGGCTTTGGATTGATACATATGGTGGGTGGATTGGCAAAATCTGCCACTTCTTTGCTCAGACAGCTAGTAGATTCGGGTACATTAGCTAATTTGCCGGGTGGTTTAAAGACTAGAGGTCTAAGAATCAAGGGTGATGACACTCCAATCTATCCCGGAGAGTTTCGTGACGTAGATATTCCGGGTGGAAGCATTAGAGATAACATAACTTTTCTTCCATACAAAGAACCATCAGGCACTTTATACCAATTATTAGGAAATATAGTAGAGGAAGGGCGTAGATTTGCATCAATTACAGATTTGAAGGTGTCTGATATGAATAATCAAGCGCCTGTAGGCACTACATTAGCGTTATTAGAGCGCAATATGAAGGTGATGGGAGCAATTCAAGCTAGATTACACGCATCTATGCGCCAAGAACTAGGAATCTTGTCGGATATCATCAAAGATTACATGCCAGCAGACTACGAATACGAAGTTGATGGCGAATCTGCCATAAAAGCTATGGATTTTGACGACAGAGTAGACATAATTCCTGTATCAGACCCAAATGCAGCGACTATGGCGCAAAGAATCATGCAATATCAAGCTGCTTTGCAACTTGCACAGTCTGCACCGCAGTTATACGACCTACCAAAGCTACACAGACAGATGTTAGAGGTGCTAGGTATACGTGACTCGCAAGATATCGTACCACTTGAGGATGATATCAAGCCTACAGACCCTGTATCAGAGAATATGGACATACTAAATGGCAAACCTGTGAAAGCTTTCGAGTATCAGGACCATGCAGCACATATAACAGTGCATTTATCTATGTTACAAGACCCCAAGATACAAGAACTTGCATCACAAGCACCTAATGCACAGGCATTACAGGCTGCACTAAGTAATCACATAGTAGAACACTTAGGATTTGAGTATAGAAGGCAGATAGAAGAAGAGATAGGCACAGCACTACCACCTCTAGGAGAGCCTTTACCACCAGAAATAGAATTTAGATTGTCTACATTAGTAGCGACAGCTGCTCAACAGTTGTTAGGTAAGAACTTACAAGCTGCACAAATGGAGCAAGTACAGGAACAAATGCAAGACCCTGTACTACAGATGCAACAACAAGAACTTGCTATCAAAGCACAACAAGCACAAGACAAAGCTATGACTGATGAAGCACGTATAGCTGCTGACTTAGAGAAAGCCAGAATGAAAGATGAACTTGAACGTATTAAGATTGAGGCGGACCTTGAAATGGCGGGTGCTAAAGTAGGTGCTGATATAGCTAGAGTATCTGCACAAGAGAGAACTAAAGGTGCTGAGATAGGTAGAAAGATAGCAGAGACTCTAACTAAGAACGATGGAAGTTGATATAAAGTTTACAGAGGACTTGACACAAAGTTTAAACGATGAGATAAATAGGATTACTGAAGTCATTGTAGATGGTGAAGTGAAAGATATAAGTGAACTTTATCACCTCAAAGGCAAAATCGAAGGGTTACGTATTGCCCTTCGGGAGATAACTGATAAATATAATTCAGTTGTTGAAAGTTAATACGCACCTTTCATGGTGAAAGGAAAGGAGAACGTCAAACTCCTATATATATTTGATGCAACATAAGGAAACTTATGACAGTTGAAGCAGTAAAAGAGGAAGCTGTAGATAAAGTAGAAACTACTGAGCCTACACAACTTCCCGAACCTCAAGGGTATAAAATATTGATAGCACTACCGGAACACGAAGAGGTATCTGATGGTGGTATTATTATTGCAGACCAATATAGAAAGAGAGAGGAGACAGCATCCATAGTGGGTTTTGTTCTAAAGATGGGTCCAGATTGTTATAAAGATGAAAACAGATTTCCTACAGGTCCATACTGTAAGGAAGGTGATTTTATTATTATGCGGTCTTATAGTGGCACACGCATGAGTATTCATGGCAAAGAATTTAGACTCATTAATGATGATACTGTAGAAGCTGTTGTAGATGACCCTAGAGGAATAGAAAAAGCATGATGGAAGAAGCAAAAGCTTTAGAAGAAGAACTCGCTCCTACAACTGAGGTGCAAGTTCCGATACCTGATGTAGAGATAGAGGTGGTTGATGATAGACCTGTAGAGGACCAAAGACCTCCTAAACAAGAAGTAGCTGATGATGATATTGATGAAGAGATAGAAGGCATTGGTGAAAGAACAAAAAAACGTATAGACAAACTTAAGTTTGATTATCACGAAGAACGCAGAAAGGCAGAGGCAGCGCAAAGAGTTAGGGATGAAGCTGCTCAAGTAGCAAAACAGTTGCATGATGAGAATCAAAGACTAAAAGCTACTGTATCGAAAAGTGAAGAAGCGTTACTTAACAGTTTAAAAACTAAAACATCTACAGAGATAGAGGCTGCTAAAGAAACATATAAACAAGCTTATGAAGCTGGCGACACTAATAGGTTGCTTGAAGCACAAGAAAAACTATCGGCAGCATATGCTGATAAAAGTTATGTTGATAACTATCAGCCACAATCCCCACAACCTGTGCAACCAGAACAGCAACAATATGCACAACCTCAATATGCACAACCAACCCAACAACAGCCATCTATAGACCCAGCTGCTGCTGAATACATAAGGCAGAATCCTTGGTTTGAACGTGCGGGCGATGAGGATATGACTGCGTTAGCTTATGGTATGCACGCTAAATTAGTAAGAGAAGGAGTTGACCCTATACGAGACTCTGATACTTACTATTCAAGAGTAGATGAAGCCATGAGGCAAAGATTTCCAGAACGCTTTGAGGACAATACTGCATCCTCACAGCCACCCTCGACTGTGGTAGCACCTGCTAATAGAGCAAGTTCTAAACAGCGCACAGTGCAGTTAACCAAGACTCAAGTTACTCTCGCCAAGAAACTTGGACTTACACCAGAACAATACGCAGCGCAATATGCGAAGGAGCAAAGATAATGGAAAAGTCAGAACAAAATGATGTTCAAGAGCGCAACCCACGTGAATTAGAGTCAAGAGACTCTGAGCAACGAGAAAAACCTTGGTCTCCCCCAAACTTGTTGCCTGACCCAAAACCTGAACCCG